GGGAATGGCGGTATCGTTTGCAGGCTGAAGCAGTTCTGAAACATGCTGCCCATATTTGTTACCGCCGTTGCACTAGGCAAACTCGGCAACGATTGCAAACTGCGGCAACCATTAAAGAGCTCAGCCATCGAAGTCAACGCACCAACCGCCACAATGTTGATGCGCTCAATTAACGCATGAACAACAGTCGTTGTACCACCAATCGTTAAGTTGGCGCCGCTGACTTGCGGAATGGCCATTACTAGATCTAGCCAGCCGGTCGGATAGTTATTTACCAGCCCTGTTTGACCGTGCTTCTGAAAAAAGTTCACCAACGTCATGTTTTGCCCTGCCTGCGGTGTGATCGTCACCACGGCCACTTTGTACGGCAGCAGCGTGGCTGAGCCATCCGTGCCGGTTAGATCAACAGCGCTACCGCCAATAGTTTCGGCAATCTGAAAACTGTTGGCCGCTGCGTTGATGACGTAGTACAGCCGACCGGCAACGATGCCGGTTGTATTCACCAGGTTGTAGAACCTAATGCCAGCACCATTGCTCAGGCCGTGCGCAGTGCGATTGACGACATTTGTAGCAACGGCGAACGTTACTGGCGCATCAGTGCCAGCAAGCTGCGGGTCGTTGAAGTCAAACTGATAATCTGCGCGGGTATTGCTCGCATAATTTGTCACCGTACCATCGCCATAATCAATCGTATAGGCGCCCTGCGCAAGGAACGCAACGAAGTTGCCGCCAGGGCCGGTGCCATCACCAGGCCACACCGCATGTAGCCCTACAATCCTTTGCTCTTCTGCACCAGGCGTCGTCAGCGCCGGCCACGCTGGATTGCGCACCCACTCAGCAGTAACAGCACCACCATCACCGCCAGCAACCAGCGTGCTGCCTAAATAGATTTTTCCCGTTGTAGTTGGCATCAGCTTGTGATCACGTAAAGAGTGGTAGCGCTAGGCGTTGCGATGGCGTCGTATTCAGCCTGCGTGAGGCTGATGATGTTGGTCACGGCGTCGGCTCCGGTGATGCCGGTCGGGTCGGATAGCACAACGGGGGGCAATCCCGACAGGCTGCTGTAGGCGATCTGCGCCCCATCGCCGCCGTTGTGGTCGTGACTGTTGCCGTTGGTCACACCCTGCGCGGCAGGGGCGAAGTCGCCGGGAGTCAGAAAAATAGCCATCAGACGTACTCCGTGACTTGAGCAGCACCATTAGCACTGGCCCAGATGCCGTAGATAGCATTCGGAACAATGCACTGCTGATCGAGCAGCAAGAAGGCCCCGGCAGGTACTTCAATAAAGCAGTTTGCTGTTGTTGCCGGATTGGTAAAGCTCAAATACAGCTTTCTGGTGCTGATATTGCTGATCGAGAATCCTTTGCGGTTGGCGTTTGCCGCAAGGATCGTTACGCTGCTGGCGCTGCTGGCCACACTTGTCGTGGTGGGAGTGCGAACGGGTACGGAAGTCTCGATCGGACCTTCTGTTTCTTCGACCGAGACTTTAAGATTTCCGCCTGCCGTGCAATGAATATCGGTAAAATCACCATTCGGTTTCATTGCGGCCAGGACCGCCTTCACCAGTTCCGCATCTTTCTCCGCGCTGATTACATCGCCAATGCGATGGCTAGAGGACTTGGTATATCCCTGTCGATAGAGTGTCTGTACTCTCGTGAAAGTAGAGGCGACAGCACCGTTGACAAACCGAACGCGGAAATAACGCCCACTAGGGGCCATGGAAAAGCTTTCCAGTCCTTCAGCCGCTTTGTAGCTGTAGGACTCCATGACCTGCCAATTAGTGCCGTCTAACGACGCTTCGAACACAAGCCCGCCAGTGGCAGAATCCCGGTCCGAGAATACACACACCGTTACCGTGCCATATTCAAGGATTTCGTCTCCGGCTCCACTAGCGTTCCAATTCTGGTTAGGGGAGAGACCTCCCGACGTCTTACTATTGTTAACACTTACTAGGTACGGGAGTTGAACAGGGACCGGGTTGTCAGACTCATTACTAATTTCTACTGCCGATCCGACTTCTACAGTAATCCCATCTCCCGTCAACGGATCAACTACATTTCCCTCGCTGTCAGCGAGCTGAATGACCTGGAACGTCCTCCCGCCAGCAATATTCAGCGCTTCGTCGTTAATCTGGCCTGGATTATTATAATTAGGGACCATTAACTCGACATCTCATGTATTATACTATTTAGCTTTCACCGCACCCGGGAATGTCTTTTAAATTCTGGCGTTCAAGCAGATTAGTTGCCAGATCAGTAGGGAGTAAATACTCGCCCTCTTCCGTCCATTTCTGCCATCCCCATACATCTTCGTTGCATGTGCCGTGCGGGATTTGTTGTGCTGAGTCAGCCGCATTAGCACGTAAATTGCGTAACGGGCCGGGATTTACTCTGTTCCGATTGCGTAGATATTCCGCCTGACTCAGCATCTGCCTTGTCAGACTCGAGGCTTGCGTCTCCCTCGAGCGATAATCAGAATTTTGACGTACCCCAACCCACCTCAGGTACGGATTTATTTGAACCGCCATTTGACAACGACAAGCTTATCCTACCCAAAGCTTTCAACTTTTTACAGTTGGCGAAAAAACCGTTTAAAGACTTTTAGCCCGCACTTGTAAAAATGGCTTTGAGTTCTAAGACAATTAGAGAGATCGAGACGTCGGTTAATGACGGTCTTGACGAATTTGACTTCGGTCCTGCTGAAATCATCTCGGTGGAAATCGCGCCGGGTAAATTCCTGTCTCTGCACGAGCCGTCCGCCGAAGACTTGATTGAAATTACTTCCATCTCGAATGATGAGAAACTTGATGAGATCCAGGCGACTCTGAAAACGATTTGCATCTTGCATAGTCCGGAGAACGGAGGTAGAAAACTCACCCTTAAGGATGCGAAACGTCTTCGCGCAAAACAAATCCGTCTCCTGGGCGAGGCGATTAACCAACTTCTGGGGGCGGATGACAAAGATATGAAAAGTGACGGTACAGGAGAGTTATGATTATACCGTTACTTGTTTAGACGAGGTGGGTAACGAGATAGTGTTTCGCGATGCGACAGGCGCGGACATCGAATTCTTTGACTATTTGTTATCGGATGACGGCAAAACTTTAAGCGCGGATTCCCTGGTCAAAGTGCTCAACCTTCTCAAGGTGTCAGAGTCTCCGACACGTATATCGCAACTTACCCCCCGCGCTATCCGCGCCTTGTACAAGGCGATATCAAATACCATTCTAGTTAACTACTTGGACAAAGAGTCCTGGCTCAGGCAATGCTATTCCATTCAAAACGGCTCGTTTCAAAATGTATCGGAAATGGAAAAAATCCCCCTGTCCAAGTTTGCCGCCATGTGCCTTATCCATAAAGAGGCGATGGATCAAATGAATAATCCACAAGGAAATGCAGAAGAACCCGTCAGTCCACAAGTTTAGCGCAGATGCTACGCCCGAAGAATTCTTGCACATGGCGTTAATATTATACGCGGTGTGTTTGAAGGCTGATATTACTGAGCTTAACCGGTTTGTGGTATCCACTTCTAAGGTGATTGATTCAGAAGATTTTAATAAACTTGTACGCAGAGTGAGCAAGATGTTAGGCAAGAAACAGATCTTGAATGGTGAAGTTTTTTGTTCGGACTGGCTTGTGAACTCGTTATACGAATTATATCAGGGCATGGGAGTTGCAAATTAGGTGCAGGTAGTTGAAAGCTTAGTGATAAGTCTGTCAAAACGGAGAATTTGACCTTGGCAACTTCGATTACAGTCAATGCGGCTAACCTTAACCGGCCAGGGGTTTTTATCGCCCAGTCGGTGACCGGAGGTCTTCCGCAACCCATTGCGACCCATGCGGTCGGTTATTTGTTCGGTACGACCCCGGCCGAAGAGTATTACGGCGACAATGCAGAGGGAATCTACTCGTCCTTCCTGCCTTACACCCCGACTCAAGTCGCGTCGGCACAGGACTTTTTGAATCAGATTGGTGGATCAGCTCCTACCGGCAGTCGCGGCGCACTCACTACCTACGACTCGGTCAAAGCGTACTTCGACAACGTAGGTGTTAATGGAATTCTTTACTTTACACGAGTAACCCCGACGCCCGAGACGGTTATCGACCTGCAACCGAGTAGCGCTGGTGCGGGGTATAACGCCTTCGCGTTGAAGGTGAATGGCCGTTATTTCGGTACGCCTATTGGTGTTCCGGACGACGATGGTGATGAAATCAAAGTCATTACCACGACCGGTATTGACAAACTGGATAATGCTCGCGATCTGTACGAGTATTTGTCTAGTGGTAACTCGGACAGCTTCTCCGACTTCTATCGGGTCGAGCAGACTGCGGACGAAGCGCTGTTGGGCAGATTCCGCATTTTCGCCCGGGACAACTCGGTGTTGCCGGAGGTTGACGATTTCTTTGCCTATAACATCAGTGATACGCAATATGCGACTAAGCTCTCGCTGAACACTGCCGATATCATCAAGGTGTACACTTCGGTCAAAGAGGTTAATTTCCGTTGTAACAGCCGCGACATCGCCACTGGCGAACCTGTTCTTTATGTGGACGGTTCGGCCCTGAGCTTGTTTGTTGCCGCCGCGAATAGCGACACCCCCGGCACTTATGATATGACCGATGCGGATGACAAGTCCTCCGCGCTTAAGGATTTCCTGGCCGATCAGGGTATTTATGCCAGTGTACCTAACGGCAAGATCGTTGCTATTAGCAAGGACTTTACGTCCGGTGTAGGGTCGGGTGATAAATGGCCCGATGCCGATGCCGCGTACTGGACTTACTCCACCTCAACCAGTAAGTTCACTAAGCTTGTGTCCGGCCTGAATGCTGTTGTCCCTACAGGGACTATCAGTGCCGGTGTGCGAAGCGGTTATCTGCCCGACTCGGTGCAAGTGTTTTACATTCGCGTGGCGGGTGAGAATCGCGCACTGATTGTTAACGGTGCGGATCCGGATGAACTTGCAGAAAATCTCCGCGACGAGATCATCTCTATCCTGCAGGAGAAAGATCTTGACCAATATTATAATGTCGAAGCGGTTTCTACCGGCTCTGAGTACTCGGCAGGTGTCTACGCACCGAACAACGGATATCGGGTGATTAATAATCTCGTGTCGAGTCACGGCTCGCCCTTTATCCGTCCGGATATCAATGATATCGAACTGACGGGGACTGTTGCCGTTGCCGGTGGCAATGTCACTGGTGTCGGAACTTTGTTCACACAAGAACTCGGTGTGGGGAGTGTGCTTGTGGCTGGTGGAACTCGGTTCACCGTAACCACGCTTACTAGCAACACCGCAATAGTGGTGACTCCGGCCACCGTCACCGTGACCGCCGGTACCAAAGCCTATGTTGATAAATCGTTTGCCAACGGCTTCTTCTCGCACGACTACATTCTTAAGGTAAAGATTACCTCCAAAAATGGGATTGTAAGCCCGGTACTTTCGGGGACTAATCGCCAAGGGCTTATTGACGAGAATGTGGTCAAGCTGACGTCTATTGATGAGAACGTAGGCTACGCGTCTTACAAAATGTCCGCCCAAGCCAAAGCTCAAGACTTTGTATATGCCATTGAAAAAGGTATGGGCGGTGAGTACTACGCTCCCGGGTTCTTGTTTGCCCCTGAGGCATATAGAGAGCTTGCGTATGGGGCAGGCTCGGACCTCGCATCCAAGAGCGATGCGGCTGGCGAACGCCTGAAGGTCACACAGACGCTTGTGGCGGCTGCCGAAGGGCGTTTCGGCACCACCGAAGGTATTACAAACACCCAGCATATGGCGTTGATCGATTGCGGGGGGGATATTGAAAACGTGTCCGAAGCGCAAGATGAACTCAGCCTTATTAAGCGTGTCGTGGGCGTTCCCTTCGGGCATGCCGCTTACTTTGCACCGTACCTTCGTAATACGGACGATCGCTTCGTGCCCGCAAGCGGTTACGTGGCCGGTATCGCGTCCAGTCGTTACATCAACGAAGGATTCCAGCAGCCCCCTGCCGGTTCTCGTTACCCGCTGCGCGGCGTAAACGATGTCAAATTCAAAATCAGTGCTCAGCAGCAAGAAGTTACTTACGCCTTGGGTCTTAATCCAATCCGTTCGCTTCCTAACCGTGGAATTGTGGTCTGGGGTTCTCGAACTCTGTCCAGTTCTCCGCTGTTCCGCTTCGTCAATACCCGCGTAATCCTCAACGCGTTGATTGATGTTATGAATCGCAGCTTTGATGACATTCTCTTCGAGAGTATTGACTCTGCCGGTACGGTGTACAGCAAAGTAAGTTCGATTGCGACACAAGTCCTAAACCAGTTCTATAACCAGGGCGCGTTATTTGGCTCTGTACCCGAGCAAGCTTATCTCGTGGTTTGTGGTGATTCTAATAACTCTCCCGAACTTCTCGAGCAGGGTACTGTTCGAATGGATGCTTATGTCGCGACAAGCCCGACCCTTGAAAGGCTTGCTATTACGATTGTTCGCACGCCGCTTGGTCAGGTATCTCTCCTGAGCGATTCGTTCAGCCGGAACGGTGAAAGGTTCGACGCCTTCTTACGGGCGACCAACCTAGGCGTGTAAAGCAAAGTATATGGCCAGACGTTTTAAAGGTCAGTTAGGGGGTGAAGAGGTTTTAAACGCCTCTTCCCCTTTGACAGAACAACAACCCAAACGGGTTGTTTATGTCGAGCTGTTCAGGTCCGGACCGCAGATTAGTTCTACGGGCCAGAAAATGGTATTTGAGGAGGGAGATCTTGATCAGGTTGTCACTAGCTACAACCCGAACAAGCACGAAGCTCCTTTAATTATCGGACATGAGCAAGATGACGCGACCCCGGCCCTTGGCTGGGTTCGTGAAGTCTGGCGCAAAGGTAAGTCGCTTTGGGGCAAGGTCGAACTTACCCCCAAAGCTGAAAGGCTTATTCGTGACGGCGTCTTTAAAAAGGTAAGTAGCTCGTTCTATTTGCCCGACGCTGACACCAACCCCGCTCCGGGCAGTCTATGCCTGCGCCACCTCGGACTTGTGTCCATCCCAGCGGTGAAAGGTCTTACAGCCTTTTCCGAAACTAACCCCGAAGGCTCGATCACAATAACTCCAAGGGAGTCTTCTATTTCATTCCAGGAAACTTTTTCTACTATGGCTAAAAGAAAAACCGAAGCCCCCCAACAGCAGGTTGTTGACCACGCCGACGGGAAAGGCATGACGATTAATGTGAACATCAATGGGATGGGGCAAGCGGATACCGCGCCCACTGAAGTTGATGACAGCGGTATTGCTACTCAGGCGAGTGGCTCGCCCGCTCCTTATGACATGGAGTATGCGGACGGTATGCTGCCCGAAACTCCTATGCCCGGTAGCGCTGACCCCAGCCTCCAACGAACAGACATGGTCGAAGGGCCTGATGGTGAGGAGATGGGCGATGAAGGTGATGGTGAAGGTGAGCCGTTGCCCGAGGATGGCGAAGGCCCGGGTGGTGAGGAAGGCGAGGGTGATATGCCACCCGCCGAAGGCGCCGATGTCGAAGACATGTCTGGTGATGATGACGAGCAAGTTGCCTCCGAACTCGCTTCTCAATACACCGAAGAACAACTGATCATGGCGCTGTATCAGCTTGCTCAGGGCTCGCAAGAGATGGGCGAAGGGATGATGCCCGGTTACTCTGAATCTAAAGATCCAGAGGATAGTGTTGCCGAGTTTTCTGAGACGAAGTCTCAGGATCCGCTCGCCGAGAAAGTCGCCCAACTGGAAGAAGAGCTTGCTGCTCAGAGGCGGCTTATGCGCCAGAAAGAGATTACAGATTTCTGTGAAAACCTTTACGAAAAAGGACAACTTACCGAGCAAGTCGTCCCGATTAACGACTTGTCCCGGTTCATGGAAACCTTGAATTCCAAGAACAACGTGAATTTCAGCGAGGCGGGCAAAGCTACTCAATTCGACTTCATGAAGTCGATGCTTGAGAAACTCCCGGCCATGGTCTCGTTCGAAGAAGTAGCGCCTGCCGCTACAGCGCCTAAAAAGCCTAAGGCTCCTCGCCCCAGCGCTGACGGCTATGTGTTCGATCAGCGTAATGCCGAAATCCATGCCAAGGCAGTGGAATACTCGGAAAAGAATGGCACGGACTACATGTCCGCCATCAAATTCGTCCTCAATAACGAGGACTGATCACGTATCGGTGTAACACGGGGGCTTACGCCCCCGATAGATATTCAAAAAAGTAAAATATATTTACTTAATATCTATACCCCAGGTTACATAAACCGAAACCAATTGTCTAATAACCCCCTAACTTAAGGAGATTAAAATACATGGCGAAAGATCCTCGCTATATGTCGTTTGATCACCAGTATGTCGAGACCGTGACTGTCACTAACAGTACCGCCCTCACTAATGGTATTGAACGTTGTCGTTTTGTTAAGCGCGATGGCGCTTACCCCTCTGCTGGTGGCTATGCCGCTGGCGTGAACATCTTTAAGCTTTATGGCCAAGGTGTTCTTTCTGAAAAAGGCTATCAAGTTGAAGATGCAACTCTTACTCAACTGACTGGTACCCTTGGCATCGCTACCACCGGAGTTATGACCGGTGTTACTACTGAGTTTGAGACTGAACTCGAAGTCGGTACCACGATCCAAGTAGGCGGTCAGCTCTTCCGAGTGATGAGCATCGCTAGTGACCTTAGTGCGACTGTGGCTCCTGCCCCGGCAACCGCTGTTTCCACTGGCACCAGCGCCTTTATCTGGCCTGGCACCTACGAAGGTCAAAGCAATCCTTCGACTACCCCCCGCAAGCCTGGTGTCTTCCCCTATCAGTCCCTGATGAGTGTTGTGACTACCGGTATCGCCATTGTGGAAGTGGATTCGACCTCTACTTTTGCTGTGGATAGTGCGGTGTACTCGACTACTTCCGGTACTGCTTCTAGCACTGCTGGCGGAAAGGTTGTGCTCGGTCGTTGCCTCGATGTTATCAGCGCCGCTGGTGCTGGTCAATTCATCCGCGTGAAGCTTGGCAACGAAGCTGGCGCACAAACTAACTGATAAGGAGAGTTAACTATCATGATGAATTTAGATCAAGT